TAGCAACCTGCTTTATGATAGGTATCATTGTAGTATACATATTTATCAATCCAGCCATAAAATTAGCTTTAAATGTTTGGAAACCTTCCGTGGCTGTCATTTGCGACCATACTTCCATAATCTTTGTTCCAATCAAGTTCATGACCTTTGGTATCTGTAAAGCAAATTGTAATGCCGCGTCCTTAAGAGTATTCAACAACTGAACACCTTTTGGCCCAAGTAGTTCTTCAACTTTATTCCAGTTAGATGCAAGAACTGCGATTGAGCCAGCAAACCCGAGAGGTCCAAATGTTTTTGTTAACATTCCAACTCCACCAATTAATAAACCAACTCTTCCAATTGCTCCGTCTGTTTGCTTATTGAGGCCTGCAAACCCTTCAAGTAATCGCCTGACGCCCTCAATTTGTGGTCGAAATGAGACTGCAAGAGACATAAGCGCATTCTTGAAGTTATCGAATATTGTTGTTGCTTGACGTGCAATATCAGCCAACTCATTCATTCTGTCTCTGTTTTCTTCAGCCTTTTGTGCTGCTTTATCAAACGCTGCCAAGCCACCACCAAAGAATTCTGTTGCCTGAGCCATATCCGTTATGCCCACTGCAGCGGCAATTGCTTGTCTTTCAAACCTTCCCATACTGGAAAAGCTTTTTCCAGACAATTCTATGGATTCTAGTATTGCCCTATTTCTCTCGCTCTCTGTCGCATAAACCATCTGAACAGAATTGAGGAAGGGTCCACCTAGCATTGCATTTAATCTACCAACAGCGGATGCTGATTTTTCAAAAGTATCGAATTGTGCGGCTATGGTAATAAGGTCTCCAATACCCAAACCTGTTGCTCTAGATTGTGTTACTAGATCTTTAAACACCTCTTCCATGCCTTCGCCATGAGCCGCTATAACGGTCGCAGCATTGCCAAATTCTGCTGCGGCAGTTGCACCACTTATTCCTGCTGCTCTTGCAAACTGAATAATTCTTTCTGTAGTTGCTCTTGTTTGGTTCCCTCCGTCTCCAATAGTCTTATTTAGAATTTGAACCATTCTCGAAGTATCTTCGGCTCCGACTCCTGCTTGCTCTAATACAGATGTAAAAACTAATAGTTCTTTTCTTGTAGATATAGATGCATCCCTGAACAATACTGTATTCTTAAAAAGAGTAGCAGCGTTAGATCCAACCTCTCCTATAGCGAGGCCCTGGTTTCTTAAAGCATCTATGGAATCATCTAGTGTTTTTGTATAAACTGCTGCAGCCTGTGTCTGTTGAAAGAAACTAGCTGTAGCATTGTCCATAAATTCTAAAAATTGCTTATTTATTTCAAATAATTTCTGCCCTAAAGTTAAAGACATCTCATAAGCTTTCTTAAAAGCAGATAGATATATTTTTATAGGAAGTTTTATTAACAAGCCAACATATTTACCAAGCATATTTAAGCCGAAGCCAATAGCGTTACTAGCTATTGTTTTAATAAGACTTCCCATAGCCTTGGTAGCAGCTAGTGCTGCTTTACCTACAGCTCCTAAAGCCATTGTGAAACCCATTTTTGCACCAGCAACGGCTCCGGGGCCTGATCCTACGAGCGCGCCAATAGCTGCGCCTGCAGCGGTTGAAAGACCCACGAAAGCGGCAGATGCAATACCTGTAGTTTTTGCAGCGTCTTTTAATGAATTCGAAATTCCTGAAGAAACTCCTCCAAGATCCTTCATGCTTTCTCCAGTTTGACCTACTTTATCCCCAAGGTCTCCTACTGAAGTTGATGCTTCGTTAGCTGCAGCTGTGACGTCTTTAAGTTTTTCACCAAGACCTGGCGGTAATTCGGGTATATCTGCCATAAAACTTTATTCCTCTGAGACATTATAGTTCTCAAGATAATTAGTTTTATATCACTTTTCTGTGCGTGATTTATTTTCTACTTCCAATTGGTCTGATAATTTTTTAAAAAACCAACTTCGTATTTTTATTGGAAGATTGTAAGCTTCGGTAAAACTCCACCCTCCATGATACTTTAAATAAAAGAATTGTTCATAAACAGCCTGTATATAATCATTGCTTAGGCCAAAAAAACTGCACCGTAATCGGCACATCAACCTCCTCAATGTGGCCACAATTATCACATTCAAAGTTTCCTTTCAGCTCCACTGTTGGATTAATTTTGGAATAAACTCCTCGTAGATATCTTGCATCTCTAGCTGGCAGTCTTTCAATAACGCTATTGATTGTTGATTGTTCCTTATGGTCATCAACTGAGACAATGATTGCTCTAAATTGATCAGTTAAGGCTGACTCTGGTAGTTTAAGTTTTTTCTTTTTTTCTGCTGCCTTTAGCAATACGGCTTCGTCATGACCTGTCAATAATCTAACCTCGACCGAAATCTTTGTTAAAGGTAGGTCAATAACATATGTTCCATTACCTGTTGGCCTTGCCTCGTCTGAATCAAAACCATCTCCATAATTGACTCTTTGAATTTGTTCTAAGTCGAACTCATAGTCACAACTTTCCCCGCAGGCAGGGCAAGTTACATTAACTTCATAGCCAGAACCATAACCAGTAACTCTAGAGGCAACCAAAATAGCAGACTTATCTCCTACTAAAAGTTGATTTGGGTTAATTGTTTTATCAACAATGACACTCTGAAGTAGTCTATCAACTACGATACCTTTTTTAATCAAAGATTGAGATGTTAGAATATCTTCATCTTTTGCTGTCATATATTTAATCTCGACAACTTCTTGATTATGTAAAGGGTGATTTTCTGGATAAAACCTTCCTCTTGATGGAAGCTCTACAAACTCTGTTGGAGTTGGAAAGGAGAATGCACCCTCTGTTGTGTTCTGCATTGCAGGTAGTTCTGAGCCGGGATCAATATTCCCAACTCTATCCTGATTATTTCTGACTGACATATTTACCTCTTACATTGTCTGTCTATTATATAACTTTTGTTATACTTTGTTAACCGCCTAGAAGACTAAAGTTAGCCCAATCATAGCGAACTGTTACACTGATCTCAACCAACGCATCGGATTCATAATCAAGTGAACCAAATTCTACATTCTTGACCCATGGATTAATGAGTTGAAATTGATCGAGAACCGTGTTGTTTGGGTCCAATTGCTGAAGTGTAATGATATTACCAAAAGCTGAAACAAGTCTATTCTTTGATACAGTGCTAACTGGCTGCGACTCTGGACCAGCATAGCCACCTGAAATTAGAGCATCATAAAGCTTCTTTGAGACGTCGGGATCAATTGGGTCTACAAGAGTGAAGGACATATCTTGCCATTCAACATTTCCAGGATAATAAAACTTATGACCAAAGAAACTATGAGGCGTTTCATTTACCGTGAACTTTGGCTTATCTACCTTTTTAACAACATATGTAGGGATGCCTACTGTTCCAGAAGTTGAACCAGGAATAGGTTCTCCACCGATGTACAGTAGCCACCGATGCATTCTTTTAGGTTCTAAACTTGCGTCACTCCAAAATTTATTTGTCGCCATTTTTTATTTGTCTCCTCAATATTAAATAGTAAATGTTCTAAAAACTCTTTGATTAATCCTCAAAAGATGCTCCGGAATCTGTAATGATAAAATCAAGAGCAATGAATTCAATGGAGCGTGCTGGCTTCAAGAAAATCTTAGCATACATGATATTTCTATCAATCAAATCTGGAGTGGTTGTTGTTTCATCGAGAACAACCTTGTAGTCCATAAGTCCCATCTGACTCTTCACACTGCTGAGATATCTCTTAACTCTGCTGCTGAAGCCTAGCCATGTTGACTGGACATTTTGCTCGAACAATGTTGTTGCGGCAATTCTTGATACCTCTTTCTTAAGAAGGATAAGAAGGCGACGAACATTAATTCTATCTAGGGCAGAAGGCGTTACTTGAAGTGTCTTTTGACCGAACACTACAATCCCCTCTGCCGGGAATGTTGCGATTGGGTTGATGTTTGCCTCGTAAAGCTTGTCTCTATCTTCAGAGGTAAGTTTATGACTAACCCCAACAACACTCAATCCTGCTGCTCCGTTTGAAAGGCCACCTCTTGTGAAGCCTGCGGGTGCAAACCAAGGGGCCTGCTGAGCGTCACTGAATGACATCGCGCCGAGAGCAACTACAGAAGGTGGAACTTTGAGCACAACGTTTGTCGCTCTATCTCTGATCTGTACCCAAGGATAGTATGTGCATGCATAACTTGAGTTGATTTCTCTGTTCTCAAGTTTTGTTCTAAGGGTATCGATGTTTTGATCGTCGATACGTCCTTGCTCAGACTTCGTTCCTTCCGTATTTGGTACGTAAGCACCCATTGCATCACTGGTGTTCTCGAGATCGATGATTGCAAGAGCATCAGCGCGGTCTTCACATTGGTCAACAAGAAGCTTAGTTAGGTCTTTCTGTGTAATACCAGGCATTGCCGCAAGATTATACTCTAACAATTCTGGATCCTTGATTGAAAGCACTGCTTGTTGAACTGTGTTGTAAGCGTAATTACCTTTTTCTGTACTTCCGTTATCCAATAGAGAATTTCTAAGTGGTTCTTTTTCTGTAATATCGAATCCGTCAAAACCGCCATGAAGGAGAGTTGTGAACCTGTTCCACTTTTTCTCGTTGACAAGTTTCTTAGCGCTGTTGAGAGCAGTGTAACTTTTTCCGGCTCTGCGACTTCCAGATTCATATGTAGCAATCTGATCATCATCTGCGTTAATGTCGTCAAGTGAGAAAATCCAAGAAAGCTGTGTGTAATTGCTTGTGCCATCTCTTTCTGGATCGATTCCTGCAGGAAGGGCTCTTACAACATCACGGACACTATCGTCGAAGACGTTTGATCCACTTCTTCTAGTTCTAACACCCCAATATGCAACTCTACCATCTTGAAGATCCTCTTCTTTCGCATTTTTACGAAGGCTCAATTCTGGGAAAAAGAATGAAGACGAAAGTGCAAAGTTAAGTGAAAATGCGTTATAA